AAAAATTGGAGACAAAGATCTTATATTAAACACTGAGGTTTATGGTCACCAATTTGTAAATAGGAATGCAAAGGTAGTCGCTACTCCATTATTATTTCAATCACCTTTAAATATAGGTGATGAAGTAATAGTACATCATAATATATTTAGAAGATGGCACGATGTAAAAGGTAGGGAAAGAAATAGCTCTTCTTACTTTAAAGAAAACAAGTATCTAATATCTGAAGATCAAATATTTCTTTACAAGAAAGATAGCAATTGGAAAGCTATGCCAGGTTATAGTTTTATTAAACCTCTAAAAGCTACTAGCACTTTTAATACTGAAGACGAAAAACCATTAATTGGTATAGTTAAGTACTCTGATGGATCGTTTAATAAAAACGAACTTGTTGGTTTTAGACCTAACAGTGAGTATGAATTTGTCGTTGATAGTGAGAGACTTTATAGAGTTATGAACAATTTTATTACAATTAAATATGAATATCAAGGAAACGAAAAAGAGTATAATCCAAGCTGGGCATAAAGCAGTTGAAGAATTAATAAAAGTAGCAAGAGAAGCTATTGTAGATTCTGACGAAGATATATCAGCTGACAGACTAAAGAATGCTGCAGCTACAAAAAAGTTAGCTATATTCGACGCTTTTGAGATATTAAATAGAATCCAAGAAGAAGAGGTAATGCTTGAAGATAAACCAGCAGAAGAGAAGAAAGAAAATAAGTTTAAGGGTTTTGCAGAAGGTAGATCTAAGTAATGTATAGTCAGTCTTTATACAAAATAGTAGACCCAATAAGGTCTAACACTTTAAAAAGGCTAAACAAGTCTAAGAAGTGGAAATATGGTTATAATAAAGAAAATGATATTGTTGTTATTTCTAAAACCGGGCAAATTGATAAAGTACTTGAAATCCAAGGTTTTCAAATAGCTTTACCAAAATTACCTAAAGACATATACTCTTGTAGTAAAGTACAGGAAGAGCAAAAATGGAAAAGGTTCGAACCTAATTCAGATTTTAAAAATATCAAAACAGTGTTTGACTGGGAGACGTATCCAGAAGACTTTAAAGAAAAACACTACGAATATATAAACGAAGAGTTTAGAAGAAGAGAAGAGGGCTTTTGGTTTATGAACAATGGTGAACCAACATATATAACAGGTACACATTATATGTACTTACAATGGAGTAAGATTGACGTTGGTGCTCCTGATTTTAGAGATGCAAATAGATTATTCTTTATATTTTGGGAAGCTTGTAAATCAGATAGAAGATGCTACGGTATGTGCTATCTAAAAAACAGACGATCTGGTTTTTCTTTCATGAGTTCAGCTGAGACAGTTAATCAAGCAACACTAGCAAGTGACAGTAGATTTGGTATACTATCTAAAACAGGTGGTGATGCTAAAAAGATGTTTACAGACAAAGTTGTACCAATTAGTTTAAACTATCCATTCTTTTTCAAACCAATACAAGATGGTATGGATCGTCCAAAATCTGAGTTAGCGTATAGAATACCAGCTAAAAAGTTTACTCGTAGAAAAATGAGGGAACGAGAGGAGCAAGATGATATGGAGGGGCTAGATACAACTATTGATTGGAAAAACACAGGAGACAATAGTTATGATGGTGAAAAGCTATCTTTATTAGTTCATGATGAAAGTGGTAAGTGGGAGAGACCTGATAATATAAAAAATAACTGGAGAGTTACAAAAACTTGTTTACGATTAGGTAGTAGAATTATAGGTAAATGCATGATGGGGTCAACAAGCAATGCTCTAGACAAAGGAGGTGAGAATTTTAAAAACTTATATTACAATTCAGATGTTACAAAAAGAAATAGAAATGGACAGACTAAGTCGGGATTATATTCTTTGTTTATTCCTATGGAATGGAATTACGAAGGATTCATTGATGGATATGGAGCACCCGTTTTTAATACTCCTGAAAAACAAACATCTGATCCACACGGAGTAGAAATAGATTACGGCGTGATAGATCACTGGGATAACGAAGCGGATGGTTTAAGAGATGACCAAGATGCTTTAAATGAATTCTATCGTCAATTCCCAAGAACAGAAGAACATGCGTTTAGAGATGAAACTAAAAATAGTTTATTTAACTTAGTAAAGATATACGAGCAAATAGATTATAATGAAGGAAACAGAAACTCATCAGTGTTGACACCTGGTAATTTTCAGTGGACAAATGGAGTTAAGGATACTCAAGTTACTTTTAATCCAGATCCAAAAGGTAGATTTAAGGTTAGTTGGGTTCCAAGTGGTCAAATGCAAAACAACGTTGTATTAAAAAACGGAGTCAAGTATCCAGGTAATGAGCACATGGGAGCGTTTGGATGTGACTCGTACGATATATCAGGAACAGTAGATAAAATAGGTTCTAAAGGAGCTTTGCACGGATTAACTAAGTTTTCAATGGAAGATGCTCCAGCTAACACTTTCTTTTTAGAATATATAGCTAGACCTCAAACCGCTGAAATATTTTTTGAAGACGTTCTAATGTCCTTAGTGTTTTATGGAATGCCAATACTAGCAGAGAATAATAAACCAAGGTTATTGTACTACTTAAGAAGAAGAGGTTACAGGGGGTTTAGTATGAATAGACCAGATAAAGTTTGGAACAAATTATCAGTTGCAGAAAAAGAAGTTGGTGGAATGCCAAACTCTAGTGAAGACATAAAACAAGCACATGCTGCTGCAATTGAAATGTATATCAACGATCATGTTGGATTACTACAAGACGGCACTTATGGTGCTATGTATTTTGGTGAAACATTAAACGACTGGTCTAGATTTGATATAAACAAAAGAACAAAGCATGATGCCTCAATAAGTTCTGGTTTAGCTATAATGGCTTGCAATAGACACTTATATAAACCAAATAGAGATGTAAAAAAAGAACCATTAAACCTAAGTGTATCAAGATATAATAATAAGGGATTTTCCTCAGAATTAATTAAAAACAAAGCATGACAGAGTCTGTTATAAATTTTCCATCACAAGCGGTTAGCGATCAAGAGAAGATGTCCCAAAAATATGGACTAGAAGTAGCCAGAGCTATAAAGCAAGAGTGGTTTGGAGCTACAAATTCAAACACTTCACAGCACAAGTATAAAGGCAACATGGGTAACTACCATCAATTGAGATTATACGCTAGAGGAGAACAGTCTATACAAAAATATAAAAACGAATTATCTATAAATGGTGACCTGTCTTATTTAAACTTAGATTGGAAACCTGTTCCTATAATACCTAAGTTTGTAGACATATTAGTTAATGGAATGGCTCAAAGAACTTTTGAAATAAACTGTTTTTCGCAAGACGCTTATGGTGTTAGTAAGAGAACTGAGTACATGGAGTCTATGTTGAGAGACATGCGTTCTAAGGAGTTTAATAACCTAGCTAAGCAACAATTCAACATGGATCTTTACGAGAACGATAAAGAAACATTGCCGGATAACGAAGAAGAATTAGCTCTACATATGCAACTCACATACAAGCAAGCTGTAGAAATAGCAGAGGAGCAGGCTATAAATGTTTTGATGGAAGGTAGCGACTATGAACTAGTTAGAAGACGTTGTTTGTACGATTTAGCGGTACTTGGTATTGCAGCCACGAAAACAACCTTTGATTGGAGTGATGGCGCTAAAGTTAAGTATGTTGATCCAGCTAATTTAGTTTACTCATATACTGAGTCTCCTTACTTTGAAGATATATATTACGTTGGCGAAGTAAAACAAGTGCCAATAAATGAACTAGTTAAGCAATTTACAGAACTATCAGAATCAGAAATAAAAGAAATAACACAAAGTAATTCTAGTTATTCTAGGAGTAATAACGGAGATACTAATGAAGTAGAGGTTTTGTATTTTAATTATAAAACCCACTCAAACGATGTTTATAAGGTTAAGACAACTAGTACAGGTAATGACAAGGTAATACAAAAAGATGATACATTTAATCCACCAGAAAACAAAGAAGGTAACTTTGGTAAATTAGAAAGAGTTGTTGAATGCATGTACGAAGGTGTTTATTTAATAGGTTCTAATAAGCTGCTAAAATGGAAAATGTCTGATAATATGATGAGAACTAAGTCTGATTTTAGTTCAGTGAAAATGAGTTATCAAATCGTTGCACCAAGAATGTACAAAGGTAGAATAGAATCTATAGTTAGTAGAATAACAGGTTTTGCTGATATGATTCAATTGACACATTTGAAGTTACAACAAGTGATGTCAAGAATGGTTCCAGACGGTGTATATCTTGATGCTGATGGATTAGCTGAGATTGATTTAGGTAATGGAACAAACTATAGTCCACAAGAAGCTTTAAACATGTTTTTCCAAACGGGTTCTGTTATTGGTAGAAGTTTCACTTCTGATGGAGATCAAAATCCTGGTAAAATACCAATACAACAAATACAAAGCGGTAGTGGTGGTAACAAAATGCAAACACTGATCCAAACGTACAACTATTATTTACAAATGATAAGAGATACAACTGGATTAAACGAAGCTAGAGATGCTAGTACACCTGATAAAAATGCGTTAGTTGGTATACAGAAACTAGCAGCGGCAAATTCAAACACAGCAACTAGACATATACTACAGTCAATGCTGTATCTAACAGTTGAAACAGCTGAGTGCTTATCCTTGAGAATAGCAGATATAGTAGAGTACTCACCAACAAGAAACGCTTTTATACAAGCTATTGGTGCTCATAACGTTGCTACACTAGACGAAATGAAAGATCTGCATCTTTACGATTTTGGTATATTTATAGAACTAATGCCAGATGAAGAAGAAAAACAAATACTAGAAAATAATATCCAAGCGGCACTTGCTCAGCAGTCAATTGACTTAGATGATGCTATTGATCTTAGGGGTACTCGAAATGTTAAATTAGCAAATCAACTTCTTAAGGTTAAGAGAAAAAAGAAAATGCAGAGAGATCAAAAAATGCAGCAAGAGAATATACAAGCTCAATCTCAAGCAAATCAACAAGCTCAACAAGCTGCAGCACAAGGCGAGATACAAAAGAATCAAGCGATAACTCAATCACAAGCACAATTAGAGCAAACTAAAAACCAACTAAAAATTCAATATCTACAAGAAGAAGTAGCAGTTAAAAAAGAGTTAATGAAATTTGAATTTGAATTAAACTCTCAATTAGAAGGAATGAAGAGAGAAAGTGCAAATCAAATGGAAACAGTTAGAGAAGATAGAAAAGATGGTAGAGTTGATAGACAAGCTGCTCACCAAAACAATATGATAGACAAAAGAAAAGAGAGTGAATCTGTTAAAAAGTTTGAATCGTCAGGTAATGATATAATTACAGGAGGATCGAACTTAGATAAATTCGGACTCTAATATTTAATATTTTATAAAATTTTATTATGGCAGAAGAAATAGAACAAGTTGTTGAAGAAACAACTGAGAAACAAGTTGAACAACCAGTTGAAGAGGTTGTTGTAGAAAAAATTGATGAATCTAAATTTGAAAGCGCTGGAGATCCAGACGTTATTAAAGTAGATCTAAGTAAACCACCAACTACAGAAGAAACAGTTAGTGATGATGTTGTTGCTGAAAACCAAGAAGTTGAAAGTACCACTAAAGAGGTTAACGACAATGAGCAAGAGGTCCTACAAGACGTTACAAACGAAGAAATAGAAAACGTAGAAGAAGAAATAATAGAAGCTGTTGCTGAGGCAGAGAAAACTGGAAAACCACTACCTGAGAATATTGAGAAGTTGATAGACTTTATGGAAGAGACTGGTGGTGATTTAAGCGATTATGTACAACTAAATAGGGATACATCTAAACTAGATGACTCAGAAATACTAGACGAATACTATCGTTCAACAAAATCTCATTTAACACCAGAAGAAAGAGGGTTTTTATTAGAAGACTCTTTTGGAATTGATGAAGAGGTTGACGATGATAGAACTATAAGAAAAAAGAAAATAGCCTTAAAAGAGCAAGTTGCCGAGGCTAAAGCCCATCTGGACGGGCAAAAGTCCAAATACTATGAAGACATTAAAGCTGGGTCAAAGTTGACCAACGAACAACAAGAAGCAATTAATTTCTTTGATAGATACAACAAGGAATCTGAAGAGCAAAATAAAATATCTAAATCTTCTAAAAGCAAATTTAAACAAAGAACTGAAAATGTTTTCAATGATAAATTCAAAGGTTTTGATTATCAAGTTGGAGACAAAAAATTTAGGTTCAACGTTAAAGATGCAAATAAAGTAAAAGAAACTCAAAGTGATCTTAATAATTTTGTCAACAAGTTTGTTGGCGATGATTCAACTATTACTGATGCTAAGGGTTATCATAAATCTTTATTTACCGCAATGAACGCTGATGCTGTTGCTAATCATTTTTATGAACAAGGAAAAGCAGATGCAATAAAAGGACAAGTTGCAAAAGATAAAAACATAAATATTGACCCTCGCCAAACACATGGTGAAACAAATGTTGGAGGAGTTAAGTATAGAGTTTTAGGTGATAGTTCAAAAGATTTTCAATTTAAAATAAAAAGAAAAAAATAATTAATAATTTAAAAAAAATATATTATGGCAATTACAGCAGGCGGTGACTTGAACAGTGTTGCGGCACCACAGCAGCAAACACTAAACTCAAACTACATCGATTTTACAAGCGGGACTAATGATTGGTCCCAACAATACCTGCCAGACTTAATGGAAAAAGAAGCTGAAGTGTTCGGACAAAGAACAATTTCAGGTTTTTTAGCTAAAGTTGGCGCAGAAGAGGCAATGCAATCTGATCAGGTTGTTTGGTCTGAACAATCAAGATTACACTTATCTTATACTGGTACTGTAGTGGTAGCAGGTGATGGTGGTGGTACATTTACAGTATTAGCTGATATCGACGGCAATGTATCAGGTGATGGATTCACTCCAGCATCTCACGGTATTAGAGTTAATGATATAGTACTTATTGCAAGTGCTGGTATCGTTACTAAGTGTTTAGTTACAGAAACTCCAGCTACAGCTATTGTTTCTGTTGAAGCTTATGATAAAGCTACTTTAGCTGATCACGCAACAGCTGTTACTACTTTAGGTACTTCAACTTTATTAGTTGTAGGGTCTGAGTATAACAAGGGTCAAGCTTACAGTGCTATTACAGGAGCGACAGGTTCTGATAGTAGAACAGCTATAAAACCTACTTTTAAATCTTTTAGCAACAAACCAATTATAATGAAAGATTACTATGAGATCTCTGGATCTGATACGTCTCAAATTGGTTGGGTTGAAGTTACTGGTGAAGAAGGGCAAAACGGTTACTTATGGTATTTGAAAGCTAAAGGTGATACTAGAGCTAGATTTACTGATTACTTAGAAATGGCAATGCTTGAAGCTGAAAAAACCCTTGCTAATTCTATCATAGGTGCTGCCGATGGTTTCTTTGCATCAACTGATGGAGATGATTCTGGACCTGGTGGACATGGTACTGAGGGTTTATTTGCTGCTATTGAAAATAGAGGTAATGTAACTTCTGGTGTTACAGGTGTTAATGCTGCTACTGATTTAGCTGAATTTGATGCTATTTTAGCTGAGTTTGATAAGCAAGGTGCTATTGAAGAAAACATGATGTTTATAAATAGAGCAACATCTCTTGCTGTAGACGACATGCTAGCTTCAATGAATTCTTACGGAGCTGGTGGTACTTCTTATGGAGTATTTGACAACGATGAAGATATGGCATTAAACTTAGGTTTCTCAGGATTTAGACGAGGTTCTTATGACTTCTATAAATCTGACTTTAGATACTTAAACGATAAAGCTACAAGAGGTGGTATTAACGATAGAGCGGGTAGTGCAGCTATCCGTGGTGTTATGATACCAGCTGGAACTACTTCAGTTTATGATCAGTCTTTAGGAAAAAATCTAAAAAGACCTTTCTTACACGTTCGTTACAGAGCTTCTGCTACGGATAACAGAAAGATGAAAACTTGGGTTACTGGTTCTGTTGGAGCTACTACATCTGCATTAGACGCGATGGAAGTACATTATCTATCAGAAAGATGTTTAGTTACACAAGGTGCTAACAATTTCATGTTAATGAAGTAAGCACAATCACTTTAGAGAGGTTAGGGGAAACCCTAGCCTCTTTATTTTTATTAATTTTTATTATATTATATTATGGCAAAGAAAAAAGAAACAAAAATTGAAGTTGAAACACTTCAAGAAGAAACGGTTGTTATGGAACAACCTGTGGTTAAAGCTCCTAAAGTAGAAGCTAAACCTAAAAAAGATGAATGGGAAATAAAAGATAGAATGTATTTTTTAAAAGGCGGCAAAAAACCTTTATCAAGAATGATTAGATCTGCAAACATACATTGGTTTGATGAAGAGAAAGGTTACGAAAGAGAATTAAAATATTGTTCAAATCAAAGAACAACATTTGTTGATGAAATGAAAGGAGATCAAAGATTAGAGCATATTGTTTTTAGAACTGGCTTTTTAATGGTTCCTAAAGAAAAAACTGTACTTCAAAAATTATTATCATTATATCATCCAGATAGAGATGTTATGTTCCGTGAAGACAAACCAATTGCAAAAGCAAAAAGTCAAATAGCTTGGTTGGAAATGGAAATAGAAGCCTTGAATGCTGCTAAAGATGTAGATATAGATTTAGGCGAAGCTATCATGAGAGTAGAAAAGGGATCAGCTGTATCTACGATGGATTCTAAGGAGCTTAGAAGAGATTTGTTACTATACGCTAAAAGAAACCCAGAGCTATTCTTAGAGTTGGTTAATGACGAAAATGTAGTGCTTAGGAATTTTGGTATTAAAGCTACTGAACTAGGTATTATTAAACTATCGTCAGATCAAAGAACTTTTAATTGGGGTTCTAATAATAGAAAACTAATGACAGTTCCTTTTGATGAGCATCCATATACAGCATTAGCGCATTGGTTTAAAACTGATGAAGGAATGGAGATATATAACAATATTGAGAAACGATTAAATTAATATCTTTAACAATAATTATTAATAGCCACTCTTAACGGGGTGGCTATTTTTATTTAAATGCTAACCTTTCGCTTTATTATGTAATTATAATAGTATAGATAGAGCTCAAAACGAAATATATGAAAATTATTTTTATCAACTAAGTGTTGCAGAGCAGAAGCCTAAAAACCAAATGCAACAATCTGATTCAAAAGAAGTGATTGAACAGAAGTTATCTTTTTTTGTGGAAGATACACCTGTTACTGAGACAGCAACAGGATCATGCAGTTTAACCACAATAAATCACTCAAGAATAATAAAAGTAATAGGAGAATCAACAAACGCTAATAAAGTAGTAGAAAGAGTAAGTTCAAGAGAAATAAATTATATTTTAGAAAATCCACTAACAGCTCCAACTTCAAATAGACCTGTTTATTTTTTTGATGGAACAACCGATACTATAAATATTCGTCCTGTTACTGGCTCACAAGCAAACGCTTACAGAGTTGAGCATTACGTTACACCTAATACACCTAATTGGGGTTACGTTGTTGTAAATGAAAAGGCTTTATACAATGCTCCGACATCTACAAACTTTGAATTACATGTTTCTGAAGAAGAAAACTTAGTAAATAAAATACTAATACTAGCTGGTATTACAATACAAAAACCAGATTTACAACAAGCAGGCGCTGGTCAAATGCAAATAACACAACAACAACAAAATAGTTAATTATGGGATTACTAGACGGAACAAATCAAGCAACTTATTATGGTTCTGGCAATGCCGCTAACTACGGTAACTATCAGTTTACTTCACTAGAGCATATTATAAACGCGTTTATGGTTGCTTATGTTGGTGAAAGTAAAATACTAAGTAAGGTTAATAGAACAGACGTTCAGTTCCATGCTATGAGAGCTGTGCAAGAATTATCATATGACGTACTTAAGTCTTTTAAGTCTCAAGAGATAGAAGTTCCTAATACTCTATCAATGATACTACCACAAGATTATGTTAACTATACTAAAATAGCTAGAATTGGTTCAGACGGAATAGAAAGAGTATTATATCCAGCTAGCAAAACTTCAGATCCATTTGCTATAACTCAAAACACTGATGGTACATATGACTTTGGTCAACAAAAAAGAGTAGTTACTGTTACATTTAGTAATGTAACTGGTAATGTAAATTCAATAAGTGGAAGATATCTAACATTAGGCTTTAGGACTTCTACTGATACCCAAGGTTTTGTTAGTTTTAGGTTTGAAGCAAGCTCACCAATGAATGACTATGATAACCCAACAGGTGAAGGACCTGTTTTTGGTATTGATACTGATGGTTCAGACACGGAAACTACTATTGCTACAAAACTATTAAATACTATACACGACTTTGGTCATCACACTGTTACTCAAAGCGGAGGCGTTTTAACTATAACTTATAATGATGATTTAGTTAACGCAACAACGGTAGGTAGCACTGAAAACACATATCAATCTACTGGCAATACGTCAAGTAGTGGTATTGACTTAACTGCTGTTAATAATACTGGTACAGCTAGTG